AATACATAGAGGAAAAAGGGCAAACTACAGCGCGTACACGTATTATAGAAGTTCTAGATCACGGATACGAAAGTGATAGTTATGAAGCGGAATCGCGTTATTAAAAAAAGAAATCCAATTGCTCAAATTTTAAAGTTCTTTACACCTAAAGTCATAAGAGATAAAACTAAGTATGGGAGAAAAGAGAAACATGTTCGGACACGGTCCTTTTGGGACAGCTCTTGATATAGCAGCACAAGTTACAGGTGGAGTATGCCCCACATGCACTCACGAAACTATGCTCGTGTCTTTAAGCCCCGAAATATATAGATGCATGAATTGTGGTGCTGATTGCAGACAATATGTTAATGGTAGTATAAGGTATTTACCAGCTATAACACGCCTTCCAGAAGAAAATAACGATGTCAAAAGTCCCAAAGTACGGAGTTAGTACCTACCACCAACAAACTAAAAAAAAGAGACCGGGGCGCCATAAAAAGAATTGCAATAAACACGAGAAAAGAATGGGGAGATATTTACCCAAAACAGGCACTTGACTTTAATCATGTAATATCCTATATATACAGAATGAAAGAAGTACATTTAAAAGTATCTAATATATCTCAAAAGCAATGGGTTAATTTGCTACTAGAATTAAATCTTGTTAGCTCCGCGTGGCGAAGATTTGGTCCTGAAATAGATATCAAAGCTAAAAATTTTGATCGAATCATTAAATGGGGAAGAAAAATACATGGTGAAGACACTCGTGATATTAATTCTGCTTTTCAACGGCAGCGTCGTAAAAGATAGAATAGAGTTCACTTCTCCAATTGATGTAATGGATTGCCTGGCGCTAGGAGATGCGTACAGAGAAATTTTTGCCACTCATAGTTGGGGGGATCAACAAGGTGCACCTGATTTTATTCTAGATGCTATGCGACAGGGATGGTATTTAAATGATGGACGAGGAACTATTCAAGGTGTAATATGCAAATAGTAGAACAACCAGATATATTTTTAAGAGAACCAACAAGTGAAGTTAAATTCCCGTTAAGTCCAGAGGACCAAGTCATCATAGATCAAATGATAGATACGATGTATCGCAACAATGGCATAGGTCTAGCTGCCAATCAAGTGGGTTATGCAAGGCGTATGTTTGTAATGGATACTACCGCTAGCCAAGCTGGCGCCATGGTTTTTATTAATCCTGTTATTGAAAAGTTAGCTAAAGAAAAATTAACTGAAGAAGAAGGCTGTCTGTCGTGTCCTAAAAAACTAGTAAAGATTAGAAGACCTATCTACGTGGGTCTTAAATATTTTTGTAAACATGGAGAAGAACAATATAAAACTTTTTATTACCTATCGAGTCGAGTGATTCAACATGAAATAGACCATTTAGATGGAAAATTAATTATAGATTATAAAACCTACTCTAAAAGGGAATTAGAATAGGTTAATTGTGATGAGAAGATGTTCCCTACCGTATTTCTGCCACCTTGTCAAATAGAACTGGCTTCTTGACATCTATACTTCATGGCAATTTTATCTTTATTAACTACTCCATATCCTAAGTTGGACATAATCTTTAAAGACTCTCTGTGTGCAGCCCTGGAGCATTCATACCAACTATTATACATAATGGGAGATTGAATAGGAGGTAGACATGTTTGACTCCCTAAAAAAGAGCACACCCATATCATTAAAGTAAATTTTATCATTGACAATCTTTTAAAAAAATCCTATATAATAGTTCAAATGAAAGGAACACAACATGACTGATATAACTAAATATCGTAACGTTTCGCTAACGCACCAAACATACAAGACATTAATTAATTTGTCCAAAGTTTTATTGCCGGACGCAAAATTATCTATAAGTAAGACTATTGAGCAAATAGCAAACGAGAAAGCTAAAAAGTTAAATGGCAAGATTAAAAAAATACAGAGTTCATAAAGCAATTTGTGACGTGTGTAAGGGCAATGGATATGTTAAGGTTGTCCATATAGATGAAAAGAATCACATCCACCAATGCTGGGAGTGTGATTCAGAAGGAGAGTTTTATGTATACGAAGATAATGTTAATCATGGCAATCGTAATACTTACAAGTTCTTGCACTGAGTTGGCAATCCTAAGTTCAGGTACAACAATCGCGGTGAGTCACAACGCTTATGCCAAAGTTTATAGCGGTCTAGATTTTCTAACCATTATAAATACGGAAAAAGATATTAAGATGCATGCTTACGACGCATTAACAAAAGGAAAAAATGATTAATACAGATTACCCCTGGGTCAAGGCCGAAAGTAATATGACAAAAGAAGAATGGGAAAAACACCGAGATTGGGTGTTCGGTTTTTGTGGAACAATCCTGGGAGAATCTATTGAAAATGGAAAGTACTATAGAGTGAAAGCTACTAAGTATGATTACCCATAATGGAAATAAATGAAGCAGCCTATATAGCCGGCCTCTTTGATGGGGAGGGATGTGTAACATGCAAACAAAAGAAAACTAAACGAGCTGATCGTAAAGGAAAAGTTTATAATCAATGGTACATCCGTTGTGAAATAAGTATGACCGACAAAAACATTATTGAATGGCTTCATGAGACTTTAGGTTTTGGCTGGAGCGGAGAGAAAAGATATAATAATAAACCAAAGTACAAAAAGCAGTGGCGCTGGTGCTGCGGCTACCGGGACGCATTAATATTTGCTAAACTTATGTGGCCTTATGCACAGGTTAAGCTTCATAAG